TCGTCGTCGGCTACGGCGAAATAGTCAAATGGACCCCAGCAGTCCAAGCCCTGATCCGTGAACGCCAAGTGATACACACAGGTGAACTAGCCCTAGCGGAACATGTGCAACGCGCTGTCGCGGTCCGTACACAAGGAAGCTTGGCAGTCAGTTCGCAACGATCACCCGGCCCGATCGAACTGACCAGATGCATGATCTTCGCCACTGCCATCGTTGCCGGCAACCGGCACACCCGCGGCAAACCAGCCCTAGTAGTTGTCGCCAACTAGACTGCCCGCGGCACCTGCGCGTGTGCCTTCGTCGGAAAAGGGTGTCCATCCGCGCAGGTGCTACCAAACCCACCCGATATGTGACACGATGAAACTATGGGAATCTTCACAAAGCCGAAAGCCGCGCTAGCAATCAGCGAACCCGAAGCAACGATCGGGGCCGCGGTCGGCGCATCCAATGTCGGTGCATCACAGGTCGGTAACTACATCGCCTACACCGATGGCGGTGGCCGTGAACGCGCCATGAGTCTTGCCGTGTTGCAACGCGGCCGCGACCTGATCTGTAACACGATCGGGTCGATGAAGTTAGAGATGTACCGCGAGATGTGGAACGGCGACGAGATGGAACCCACACCACTTGCGCCGCGTTCCTGGCTGGCACGAATCGACAAAGGTGTACCAAATAGCACGATCCTGTCTTGGACCGCCGATGATCTGATCTTCTGGGGTCGCGCGTTCTGGTATGTCCAGGAACGCACAGCAGATGGCTATCCATCCGTGATGACCCGGCTACCTGCCGCGATGTGTTCAACCCTCGACCAGCAGGGTCCGGTGTACTTTGGCCCATCCAACCAGATCTACTTCAATGGTCTAGAACTGAATCCGCGTGATGTCATCCAATTCATCAGCGGCACACAAGGGCTGCTGTACACCGGCAAGCGCGCCATCGAGATCGCCATCCGCATCGAAGAAGCACGCATGCGTAACGCATCAAGCGCGATCCCTGCCGGCGTATTGAAGCAAACGGGTGGCGAACCACTGAGCGGACAAGAACTAGCGGACCTGGCTGCACAGTTCAATCTTGCGCGCATGACAAACCAGACTGCGGCACTCAATGAGTTTTTGTCATACACCGAAACCGCGGCGACACCGGACAAGATGCTGCTGATTGAATCAGCGGACTATTCGGCCCGCGACCTGGGTCGCAGCCTGGGTGTCCCCAGTTACCTGCTGTCAGTTTCTATCGGTGCATATTCGTACCAGTCAGCGCAACAGTCCCGCGTCGATCTGTGGACCTACGCTTGCGCCCCGATCGCTAACTGCATTGCAGACACCCTGTCATCGGACAATGTGCTGCCACACGGCACCCTGGTCAAGTTTGACACCAGCGCATTCCTGTCCGAAGCGTATGCTGGCGGTGACCCGTCAGGTTTTGACAGCCCCGATACGCTCGCCCCAACCGCTGACACGATGGGCGCATCCTGATGCCGTACTACATCACCGACACCGCACCAGACTGCAACGGTTGGGCTGTCGTCAAGGCTGACGGTGAACAGATGGGGTGCCACCTAAACAAACAAGATGCGATCGATCAGATGGTGGCCATGTCGATCGAAGAAGACATCCAACCTGGTGGACAACTGTCTGCCTATGATGGGGACATGCTGAAGTTTCACGCCGGCCAGTTCACCATCGATGCAGCTGCGGGCGACACGCCGCGCCGCACGATCAGCGGAATCGCCGTCCGCTATAACACCGAAGCCCAAGTGTCCGATGGCACCCGCGTCATGTTCGCACCCGGATCAATCCCGACCGATGGCCCGGCACCCAAACTGTTCATGTTCCACGATCCCACCAAAGTGATCGGCCGCGTCACCGAACTAGTCGAAACAGATCAAGGTTTGCTGTTCACCGCCAAAGTGTCGGAAACCACCCTGGGATCGGAAGCCCTAGTGCTCGCCGCCGATGGCGCACTTTCCGATGTGTCGGTCGGAGTCGAGCCGGTCAAGTTCAAGTACGACGACAAAGGCCGCATGGTCATCACCGCATCACGCTTCCTAGAACTGTCCGTAGTACCGCACGGCGCATTCGATGCCCCAATCCTGGATGTGGCGGCCAGCATCCACCAAACCGACCCAGAGATCAGCAATACTGAAACACAAGAACCTGAAAAGGAGAACCCCGAAATGTCAGAGAAGATCGAAGCCCCAGCAGTCATCGAGGCTGCACCAATCACGCAGACCCTGTTCGCACAGCCGCGTCAGGCATTCAAGATGCCATCGACCGCAGAGTACATGGCGAAGTTCATGCGCGGTGGCGCAGAGTGGGCAGACTTCAATGCCCAGATCCGTGCAGCCGCACCCGATGTTGTCACTTCGGACCTCGACGGTGTCGTCCCACAAATCTGGACCACGCCTGTCTACGACGGTCTGCGCGGCCTTCGCCCGGTCATCGATGCGATCGGTGTCAAGGCGATGCCACAAGCCGGCAAGGTGTTCATCCGTCCAAAGGTGACGACGCACACCACGATCGGCGGACCGCAGACCGAAAACAACACGATCACATCCGGCACCTATGTCATCTCTGACGAGCAAGTAACGAAGGGCATCTACGGCGGCTATGTCGAAGTGTCCGAAGCGTCGATCGATTGGTCACAGCCAGAAGTGTTGTCGCTGCTCTTGGACGACATGGCCAAGATGTACGCGCTCAAGACCGACGATGTGGCAGCCGACGCACTCCTGTCCGGCACCACGAACAGCACCAGCATCACCGACCCGACCGACCCAGCCGAATGGGTATCGGACATCTACGATGTCGCCGCTGCGATCTTGAACAGCAGCAACTACCTGCCCACCCACATCTTCCTTTCACCAGATGTATGGCAGAAGTTCGGATCGCTGTCCGACACCGCAGACCGCCCGCTGTTCCCACAGGTCGGCCCAATGAACGCCTTCGGCAACATGTCCCCAGGACAAGCCAGCGCGGTCGCATTCGGTCTCCAGGTCGTCGTCGATAAGAACTTCGCAGCGAAGACCTGCATCGTCGGCAACCCGATGGGTTTCGAGATCTTCGAGCAGCAGAAGGGCGCGATCTCGATCGACAGCCCATCCACGCTGTCACGCACGATCGCATTCCGTGGCTACTTCGCCACGCTGATGATCGACGCGACGAAGTTCTACAAGATCACGCTGCCGTAACACCCGGAAAGGAAGGCCCACGATGGCCGCCTATTCGGTCACACACAAGCAGCTGAAGGACGACTATGCCGTGCTGCAACTTCTCACCCCCGCAGAAGTTGCAGTCGGCATGTCCATCACCATTACCAATGTCGATGCAACCTTCAACGGCACTTACACGGTCTACGCACTTCCGCAATACCTGTACATAGGCACAGATCAGGAAGGCGATCTTCTCTATGATCCGCTGATCCCGATCGCCAACCAGGTGCTGTACGCCAAGACCGCCGACGATGTAGATCGTGTCGCATCATCCGGCACCCTCACCTACACGCCGGTCTGCACTTGGATCACCGCACAGAATGTGTTGGACTGGCTAGGCATCGCCGTCGCCACCGCAGGGGACCAAACCTTTGTCACGACCTGCGCCGCTGCCGCTAACGCGTTCGCCTACCGCCGCCGACAGGAAGCCAACTACTTTGACAGCTTGACCACAGTGCCCAGCCAGGATGTGTACCTGGGCACCGTGATGATTGCGGGATCGTATTACAAAGCGCGCGGCAGCGTCGATGTGTTCGCATCCTTTCAAGACATGGGACAAACCCCAGTCAGCGGCATGAACGCCCAAATCAAGCAGCTGCTGGGCATTGATCGTCCGGCCGTCGCATGACCGTCGCAAACTATACCGATCTGTTCAACAGTGCCCTGTCCGCACTAGCGACCAAACTGGCATCCGCCACATCGCTACAAGTTGTCACCGACCCCCGCAACATCCGGCCGCCCTGCGTATTCATCGCCGCACCCACCTGGACGAACTGGAACTACAACATCGTGAAAATGACCATCCCGGTGCACATCATCAGCATGGGACCAGGCAACAGCGACGCGCTTGGCAACATCCTGAACATGTCCGCTGCGGTCATGGCGGCCGATGTCGCAGTCACATCCGGGACACCGATTAGTGTGGACTATCAGGGGGTAACACTGCCCGCCTACGAACTGATAGTGGAGATGCAAGCCCAAACCGCATGAAATACGAGATCGTGAGTCCCCGCGTAGGAACGCCAGGCGAAGAATATAAGCCGCGCCCCGGAATCAATCTGGACGCACTCATCGCATCTGGCGCGATCCGCGTGATCGAAGCATCCACACAGAAGCCCACGAAAACTGCTAAAACTAAATCCAAGAACACAAAGGAGTAACCCAGATGGCCACAAGTACCTATCTCTCAAATTGCGTCGTGACCGTGAACAGCGTCGATATGTCGGATCAGTGCACCGGCGCGACCGTAAATATCAACTACGACCAACTGGAAGCCACCGCGTTCGGCGACACATCCCGCAAGTATGTGTCCGGTCTCGGCAGCCACTCCGTCACGCTCGACTTCTACGCATCCTTCGCCGCATCAGAAACCTGGGCCACGCTGAAGTCTTTGGTCGGAACCACTACCACCGTCATCGTCAAGCCGGCCACTGGCGCAGATAGCGCAACCAACCCAGGCCTGACCTTTACCGGTGCATTCCTGCCCACACTCCCGATCGTCACGGCAACTGGTGCCCTCGGCACCATCAGCGTTACCTTCAACGGCGGCGTGTTCACCAGCGACGAATCCTAAAACCTGACCGCCTAAACGGTCCGACACGAAAGGCACAGAATGAAACTGCACCTGCGCGTAACCACGCAAGGCAAAGACCCCTACGAAGTCACCACCAACCTGAAGGTGATCGTCGCATGGGAACGCCGATTCAAGCGCAAAGCATCCGAGATGGCAAGCGGTATCGGTGTTGAAGATCTCGCATTCATGGCATGGGAAGCATCCAAGACCGCCAAGATCGTCGTGCCCGCGGAGTTCGACAAGTTCATCGATCAACTGGACAATGTGGAAGTGATCGTGCAGGAACTGGAAAACCCTACCCCAGGGGAACCCACCGCAGACTTCTAGCAGAACTGCTAGTGGCCTTGTCGTGGTGGCCCCCCGACATCGACTTTGACACACCCGATCTGCTCACCGTCACTAATGTGATGGAAGAACAGAAAGGCCGCCGCTGATGAGTGATGCGAACAGCACCGGGTCGGTGTCATTCCAAGTGACCGGCATCAAAGAATCGCTGAAGGAACTAAACAGGCTGGCCCCAGATCTACGCCGGCAGATCACCAAAGACTTCAAGACGATCACGCAGCCGATGGTGGACGCAGCCAAAGCCGCTACCCCAGTTGATCCGCCGCTTACCGGCATGAATCGCAAATGGAAAAAGATCAAAGGCGGGGTGTGGAATAACAGCCAGGTGGATCGCGGCATTCAGGTAAAGATCGACACACGGCGCGCCCGCAAACGCAACCTGACTGCCGGCGCACAATACGAAACACTAGGCGCGTTCATCTTTCAATCACGCGAAGTGTGGGGCATCATCTTTGACATGGCGGGTCGCGGCGGTGCAGAAGACCGCGGATTCCAGAATCGCACCTACGGCGGACAGGAATACCGCTACACCTGGAACAATACGCTGATCCGAAACCTGAACGCCAAATGGGGACAAGCATCCCGCTACATGTGGCCGACAGCAATCGACTACCAGCCACAAATGGAAGAAGCAGTCCGCACATTGACTGAACGGGTCGCGGACGACATCACCACCGCATTGGCGCGACAAGGTACGGTGTAGGCATGGCAGTCCGCATACCAATCGTCACAGACTTCGACGGCAAGGGACTGGAACGCGCATTCAAGGCATTCAAGGAACTGGAAACCACCGGACAGAAAGCCACATTCGCCCTGAAACAAGCGTTCGTCCCTGCCACGATCGCCCTTGCTGGTCTGACCACTGGGCTGACGATGGCCGCCAAAGCAGCTGCCGAAGACGATCGCGCACAAGCCGAACTGGAACGCCAGATCCAGGCAACCACCAGCGCAACGGTCGAGCAGGTCGCCGCATCCAGCGACTTCATCGACAGCATGCAGATGCAGTATGCGGTCGCGGACAGTGAACTGCGCCCCGCGCTTGCCAGCCTGGTACGCGGATCGCAAGATTTGGGGCAAGCCCAGAAAGATCTGGTGACGGTGCTGGATGTGTCGGCTGCGACCGGCAAGAGCGTGACCGAAGTAGCGGACGCAGTATCGAAGGCTTACGGCGGGAACACTAAAGCACTGAAACAGTTGTCCCCTGAACTGTTTGCGCTTATCAAGGATGGTGCATCGGTCGATCAGGTGATGGCATCGCTGGCTGACACGATGGGTGGCGCAGCGACCGCCGCAGCGAACAGCGCAGAAGGCCAAATGAAGCGGCTGGGTCTTGCGTTCGGTGAAGCAAAGGAATCGATTGGCCGCGCATTCTTGCCAGTCATCGAAGCGATCGTACCGCTATTGACCGATATGGCTGGTGTGATCGAGCGCAACGCCCCACTGATTACCGGACTGGCCACCGCGCTGGGTGTATTGGCTGGCGCAATCGTCGCCGCCAATCTTGCAATCACCGCATGGAAAGCCGTGGGCATCATCACGACAGGCATCAACTATGCGCTGGCCACATCATTCACCGCGGTAGAAGTAGCCACCGGCATCGGTATCGCCGCCGTAGTCGCTGGCATCGGTGCCCTAGCCCTGTATCAGCGCGAACTAGCAAAGGTAAAAGCCCAGGCTGCTGCAACAAACCTAACACCAGGCGGCGGCGGATTCGTCGGCCCACAAGTCAGCGACCTGCCGGCAGACATCCAAAAAGGTTTCTGGGACCGCCGACAGAAAATCACAGGCGGGGCTGGTGCGGTATCTGACGCAGTGGACAAGATGGCGCAACGCATTGCAGCCGCCCGCAAAGAAATCCAAGACCGCTTCAGCAAAGCCCTTGACGACGCAAACCGCAAACTGGAACGCGCCCGCGAAGCGTACAACAACTACGCCAGCGAACTCAGCGGCAGCGTCAAAGGCACTCTGTCATTCACCGACGCGCTACGAGAAGCCGCCGACGCATCCGGTGGCATCAATGACAAGACATCATTCATCGGTGGTCTGACCGTCATGGCTGAACGATCCAAACTGTTCGGGGAAAAACTCCGCACACTTCTGAAGATGGGGCTGTCCGAATCCGCGTTGCGACAGGTCGCAGAAGCGGGTGTCGAAGCCGGCACCTACATCGCAGACCAACTAATCGACGGTGGTAGTGCAACCATCGAGCAAACCAATGCGCTGGTGGCCAGCCTTGAATCAGTAGCAGACACATTGGGCACTGAAGGCGCAGACAAGTTCTATGGCGCAGGAGTCGCACAAGGCGAAGCCCTGGTCGCCGGCATCCAATCCGTAATCGACAAGTACAACGCAATATTGGCCAACCCCAACTTGACGCTGCCGCAAATCAAAGCGATCGGCGCATCCGCCGACGCAGCACTAACAGGAGTGATCGCAGGAGTGATCGAAGGCCCATCAGCCCCCACATTCGATGTCGCACAATTCCAGCAAGACCGCTTGGGCGATCAATACAACATCACCGTGTACGGCGGTCTGAACAGTTCGGCTGAACAGGGTCGCGCTGTCATCGACGCAATCAAAGCCGCGAACCGTGCAGACGGCCCCGCCGACATCCTGGTGCGCTAATGGCCACCCCAGTCATCCAATCCGGCAACTATGTGCTGGAAATAGACACAGGATTCGACAGCGGCAGCTTCACGCTCGACAGCGCAACCAAAGCTGTCCTAGACAACACCACCTACACCCTCGGACCAGGCACCACATACGCCGATGTCACAGACGGGGTGCTGAATGTGCGGATCTTCCGCGGACGCAAAGACATCGGGGACCAATTCACCCCAGGCACCATGTCATTCACACTGAATGACAGCATCGCCTATGGTGCCTTCAATCCGCTGAACCAGGACAGCCCGACCTATGACCCGGCAAACGACCAGCCGGGCATCGCACCGCTACGCCGCGTCCGCTTCTACCGGCTCGATTCCAGCAACACCCCAGAATCACTGTTCCAGGGTTTCATTGTGGACTTCGATTACAACTTCGGATTGGACGGTCAAGACACGGTAGCGATCAACTGCGTAGATGACCAGTACCTGCTATCACAGACCGTGCTGGACGAATGGAATGTGGACGAAGAACTATCTAGCGTCCGCGTCGTGAACATGCTGGCACTTCCCGAAGTGGACGCATTCCAGGGAGTCGGCCAGCAATCAATCGAAACAGGCACCACAACATTGGGCGGCGCATCCGCCTACACAGTCCCACAAGGCACGATCGCCCAGGCCTACCTGCAAGACATCCTGGACGCAGAACAGGGCCGCGCCTTCGTAGATCGCGAAGGGATCTTCAACTATCAGGCCAGAATCGGTGACACACTCAGCAACCCGGCTGTGTCATTCTCCGACAATAACGGCCTGACCGTGCCTTACACTGCGGTGTCGATCAACTTCGGTGCTGACAAAGTGGTGAACAGGGCAACCGTCACCATACTGGGAAATCAGAACCAGCCACAAACCGCTGAAGATGTAGCCAGCCAATCGCAATACTTCATCCAGGCTGAATCGATCAGCGACAGCCTTCTGCACAGCACCACAGCCGCGCTAGATCTGGCTACCTACCTGCTCGAACCACAGCCATCCGCGATCTTCACCCAAGTTGAAACAGAGTTTCAAATCTTGACCAGCGCACAGCGCGACGATGTAGCGATCCTTGACATTGGCCAGATAGTCAGCATCGAAAAAACCATCCAGACAGGTGTCAGCACCACCAGCGTCGTCGCACAACAATCCGCCATCGAAGGCATTGAACACCTGATCGGCTACGCACAGCCGCACCGTGTCGTCATCTACACCAGCCCAACCACAGTGCTGCAAGCGTTCATCCTCGACAGTTCCACCCTAGACAGCATCTACGCACTAACCTAAGGACAACTATGGCAACCCCAACCACCCTGCCCGCAGCTTGGACCGCTGGCGATGTATTGACCGCAGCCGCGATGAATAATCTGCGCGGCGCATTCCGCGTTCTTCAAGTGGTCAGCACCACAAAGACCGACACTTACACCGACAGCAGCGGGTCTGGCACATTGACCACGATCACCGGGCTGTCGGCCACGATCACCCCATCGGCCACCACATCCAAGATCCTGATCTATGTGACCCTCAACTACGGTGCAAACGGTGGTAATCGTGCGATCTTCGGTCTTACAGGCGGCAACACCGCCACCGCATATCGCGGTGACGCAGCTGGATCGCGCCGACAAGTAGCCACAGGCGCACAGTCCATCGATGCCAACGATGTAGTGCCCGTCACCATGCTGTATCTTGACAGCCCCGCCAGCACATCCGCAATAACTTACGCGGCCCAGGCCGCCGACATCGCTGGTGGAACCCTTTACATCAACCGATCGAGCACCGACACGAACGGCACCAACTATGCCCGCTACGCCTCGACGATCGTGGTGGCTGAAATCTCCGCATAGACATGGCCTGGTGGCGCACCACTGGGGCGATCCTGTCCATACTGATCGCCGCACTCATGCTGACAGCATGCGGATGGGACGGCCGCTACCGCTACCCATGCCAAGACCCGCAACACTGGAACGAACCCGACTGCAAACCACCCTTGTGCATACCGTCCGGCACATGCACCCGCGATCTATTGCACACCAATGGCTGATCGACTCACCCCAGAACAGTTACATGCCCGCCTGATCGTGTTCGTCGGCGCAATCATGGCCATCGTGTTTGCCGTCACCGTCTTCGGATTCGTATACGCCCTGATGTTTGTCACCCAGCCGATCGACAATCAATCCCCAAACGATGCCGCCTTCATCGATCTGCTGTCCACTTTGCTGGTGTTTATGACCGGCACATTAGGCGGACTAGTCATGTCCAATGGGCTAAAATCAAAGCCACGACCCAAAGGGGGCACAGATGAAGCCTGAACACAAAGCGATGTTGGCCAGTTACGCCCGATCAATGATCGCCGCCGCAGCCGCCGTGTATTCAACCGGCAACACCGACCCAATCGATCTACTACGCGCCGCTGTCGCCGCCATCATTCCCGTAGTGCTGCGCTGGGCCAACCCAAACGATCCCGCCTTCGGCCGCAAAGCCTAAATGACCTACGCAATAGCCAAGCCTGGTGTGCCCGGTGCCCGTGACTACATCGGCAACACGGACGGTCTAGCCAAAGCCAAACGCGCCGGCACCGAAGAATGGGTGCGCCAAATATGCCACCAATCCAAAGGCGCATTATGGAATAACGGCACTTGGCAACCCGGTGGCCGTGACATGCGCGGCAAACCCGGCACCATGTCCGTGCATTCAACTGCTAGGGCGATGGATCTGTCTTATCGCAAGATGCAGAACAAAGGCATCGAGAAGGCCCGCCCGATCGTGGTGGATCTGATGACCCGGCTGGTCGCTGAAGCGAACACGCTGGGCATACAGGCCATCTTGGATTACTGGCCCGCCGAACATGGTCGCGGCTGGAGATGCGACCGTCAAGCTTGGGAAAAATACAGCAAGCCCACCATCCACGGTGCCCCAGGCGGCGACTGGATTCACATCGAGATCAGCCCCCAGGCAGCCGATTCTGTGATCTGGGTCAAATCCGCATTCCTAAAGGTATTCGGGGACATCCTCGACTAACAGCCACGCATCCCCTACGATCGGATTACCGACGAAAGGCAAGCGATATGGGCGAACCCCAAATCTTCCACTACGAAACCTTTAGGGGTGAACTAGAAAACGGTCAGCAAGTGCTGGTCCAAATATTCCGTGAGCCAGAAACCGGTCGCGTTCTGCATTCGCAGATGGCGTTTAGAACCCTGCAGGGTGATTCCTGGGGGGTACCGATCCAACTGGAGAAAACCACATGAACGAAATCACGCTAAAAGCCTTTGGCCTGGTCGCAGGTGCCCTGCTCGCGTTAGGTGCCCTGAGAACGCATCCCGACGCAAATGGTGCCATTCTGGACCCGACCCCTATCCCTGTGACCATTGAAGCGGATCCGGTGCCCGCCACCGTCGAGCAGACCACAGTCACCGAAACCAGTCTGCCGACCACGATCGCCAACTGTGACGACGCGGTGAACCTAGCCCGGCAGGTCGGCTGGCCAGAAGAAGAACTAGACACCCTGGCTGTGGTCATGTTGCGTGAATCGAACTGCACACCGACCGCCCACAATCTTGATGATCCGATGGGCGGATCATACGGACTGACCCAGATAAATGGATTCTGGTGCCTACCAAATAGCGCATGGCCTATGGGCTGGCTACAAGTTCAGGATATCGGCGTCTCTGAATGCGGCGAATTGTTCATCCCTGAAGCAAATCTGCGGGCCGCGCTCGCAATCTGGCACAATTCAGGCTGGGGACCGTGGACTGCTACAGCCCCGTGACACACCTGTGCTAGAACATAACTGGATAGATCCCGACGACACACTAAGCAAGGAAATCCGACAGATGTACTCCGACAACTATCTGAACACCATCAGCGACCTGACGAAACAGATCCTGAACCCGCACAGCCACATCGTCAGCCGGCTGAAAACATTACGCAACGGCCTGACGCTCGAAGACCCAGAACCGCTGTACGACATCCAAACACTGCAAATGGCCATCGACGCGCTCGAGAACCCACGATGATGCACCGACCACCATGCCGGATCTGTGGCAGACCTGTCGCCTTCCCCGACATCCAGGGAGACAGTCACCTGGTGTGCGATGGTCGCGTCCCACAAGTGCAACGCAACACTGTGACGATTGCCCGCAACGCACAGCGCACATCGATCGCAGCTGCACAGCGCGTCCTGCCACGCACAGGATCAATTCGCAAGAAGATCTACGACTATCTGCAAGCCACGGGTGGTGCAACAGACGAACAAATCGAAGATGCGCTACACATCAGCGGGAACAGTGTCAGACCGTCCCGCGGCAGCCTGGTCAATGACGGTCTGGTGTACGACACCGGACGCGAACACCCAACCAAATCAGGGAACATGGCAATTATCTGGGCGGTCGCTTGATGGCCTTCAACCTGAACGATTACGAGACCGTAGAAGATCGCCTGACACGCTTTTGGGAATTACACCCAGACGGCAGGATCGTCACCACGATGATGCACTACGACGATCAGAAGGTGGTCATGCGCGCCGAAATCTGGACAAATGCCACCGATGAACATCCACGCGCTACAGGCTTCGCAGAAGAAGTCCGCGGATCGTCACCAGTCAATAAGACCAGCCATGTCGAGAACGCAGAGACCAGCTGTATCGGCAGGTGCCTGGCCAACATGTCACTGAAGAAAGGGCCGCGCCCGTCAAGGCAAGAGATGGAGAAGGTGGGGCGCGTGGGGAGTGGCCCGGTCATGGCCGCATCGGAGTCCCCACGCACCCCTGCCGACCGCATCACTACCATCGGCGGCCAGAAGTCAGCCACCGAAAAACAGACGCACTTCATCAAAGCCCTAGCCAAGAAAGCGCACCTGGATGAAGAAGCACTGTTCCACTTCATACAGCGCACCCTTGACGACGACAGCAAACTGCTAGAAGTGCTAACCATCGCAGATGCCAACATCGTGATCGATGCACTAAAGAAAGAAACAGAATGAGTCTTGAAGATGCAGACAAACTGATCGACTTGATCGGCCGCGTAAACGCGCTCGATATCGAGAAAGCGCACCGTGACGAACTGCTGAAGTATCTGCGTTGGGCGTTGCGTAAAGCGGTCAAGGCTTACTGGTACAGCACAGAACGAACCGCCGACTAGATCGGCCATAGACCTACCAGGGGTCGCGCTCTGGATGGATGACACCCGGTAACGGGGGTAGATCGGCGCGCCCTAAAACAGCAACACGAAGGTGGCGGGGCAAAGCGTCGAGGCGATGAGTTCAGTAGTCAGCAAGTGGGACCCGGGTAGAGGCAAGCCGGGGGGTGGGCATCACACA